CACGAAATACCGACATCACCGTCAAGGAATTTACTGAACAGTTCCTTGATTACTTAACCCCTCACGGCAAAATTGACTATTGGTGGTCAAGATCAAATTCATTTGATCCTATTATTCTGTGGCGTTTATTTGAATCTCAAAATGCCCTTAATAAGATCCATGAATATCTACCTCATTGGTCTCTACGTGACACAAGAACATGGATTGATGCTAAATTGGATTATCCCAAGAAAAATGGGTTTATGCCTCTAGCTGATGAAGCTAAATGGAACCAAACATTTATGCATCATGATAGTTCTTGGGACATTCTTGCAGATGTTTTAAGACTTCAAGCAATTGCAAGAGCAGAAAATGATATGGAGCAAATTTAATAATGCAATTTCAAATTACAACTGAACAACTGAGACCTTATTCCATTATGGTTGGAACACCTATGTATGGTGCTCAAGCTGGTGGTATGTATACAAAGGCTACAAATGACCTTTCAATGTTATGTACGTCTGCCGGAATAAAATTAAAATATTATTTTCTTTTTAATGAAAGTTTGGTCCAAAGGGCTCGAAACTATATTGTAGACGAATTCCTTAGGTCCGATTTTACCCATCTCATGTTTATTGATTCTGATATTGGGTTTGACGCCAGAGATGTTCTTGGATTACTAGGTCTGCAGACTCAGTATCCAGAAAAATACGACATCATTACAGCGCCTTATCCAAAGAAAACCATTGCGTGGGAAAAGGTAAAACGAGCCGCTGACGCTGGAGTTGCTGATAACAATCCTTTTGAACTGGAACGATTTGTGTCTGATTTTGTTTTTAATCCAGTACAAGGTAAGACCTCATTTGAACTAAACGAACCAGTAGAGGTCCGTGAGGCAGGGACAGGCTTTATGCTTATTCCTCGGACTGTACTTGAAAAATACCGTGATGCATATCCAGAACTTGCATATTTACCTGACCATGCTCGTACAGATAATTTTGACGGCAGCAGAGAAATACATGCATATTTTGATTGTATCATTGATCCGGAAACCAAACGATACCTTTCAGAGGATTATTTCTTCTGTCGAAAGGCTCGTGAGGCAGGTATGACTGTATGGATGTGCCCTTGGATGAAAATCAACCACGTGGGATCATATGTGTTCCGAGGCGATATGGGTGCCATTGGGTCTCTTGGTGTGGCTGCTACGGCTGACGCATCATCAAAGAGAAAAAATTACAAAAAAGATTCAAAAAACCCATTGACAAATCAGAAAAAACGTAATAGAATGAAATAATGAAAAACTTGCAAGGAGACCTTTTATAATGAAATTTTCTGAACGTACTCTTACTATTCTGAAGAGTTTCTCTCAAATCAACAAGTCAATTCTCATGCGACAAGGTAATGTTCTTCGGACCATTACTCCCGAGAAAACACTTATTGCAAATGCAACAATCCCGGATACTATTCCTTCTGATGCATGTATTTACGATATGTCTCGTTTTCTTTCAATTTTATCTCTTTATGAAGAGCCTGATGTTGAGTTTCATGATAAATACTTTATTATCTCTGAAGGTAAACGACGGACCAAATATGTCTATGCAGACATTTCTATGATCCACACTCCACCTGAAAAAGATATTACCATCCCATCAGCCGATGTGGTGGTTGACGTAAACTGGGATGACATCTCGTCCGTTCTTAAGGCTGCGGGTGTACTTCAGTTTACAGAGGTTGCATTTGTTGGTGTAGACGGCAAATGTTATCTCAAGGCGATCGACAGTTCTAATGAAGGCGCTGACGATTTTGGTGTTGAAATTGGTGAAACTGCCGATACGTTTAAAATTGTCATTAAAACTGACAATCTCAAATTGTTGCCACAGGATTACCGAGTTACGCTTTGCTCAAAAGGTATCTCGGAATTTAAGGGTTCTGATGTAACCTATTTCGTGGCAATTGATTCTAAGTCGACTTATAACAAAGGATGAAAAACATGAATGAACAAATGATGGGCCAAGCGCCTGAACCAATCGTACTGACTATCGGTGATGTCGCTACGGTCGTACAACTGATCGACGTAGTTACTCGTCGTGGTGGGTTCCAAGGAAATGAACTTGCCAGTATCGGTATGCTTCGTAACAAACTCGAGGCCTATGTGAATCAGGAAGCTCCACAAGAGCAACCTGATGGAAACCAAGCTGTCAATGTTGAGGTCCCACCTCAAGGTGAATTGGCAGACAAGGTTGTTAGCTAACAATCTTATGGGGAGGAGGGTTGACTTCCTCCCCTCTTTATTATATAATATGTTCTATATCATGATGAAAAAGGTGAAAAAATGGTTGATGCCAAAGCAAACGAAGTGCTGTGGGTTGAAAAATACCGTCCTCAAAAAATTGACGACACTATCCTACCAGCCAAAACTAAAGACATATTCAAAAAATTTGTAACAGACAATTCTGTTCCTAATCTTCTCTTAACTGGCGGCCCTGGTGTTGGTAAAACTACAATCGCCAAGGCTATGCTTGATGAACTTGACTGTGATTACATTGTCAAAAATGGCTCACTAAATGTCAACATCGATACTCTCCGATATGAAATTTCCACATTTGCCTCTGCGGTTTCCCTTACCGGTAGCCGTAAATATGTAATCTTTGACGAGGCAGATTATCTTAATGCCACCTCGGTCCAACCGGCCTTGCGTAACTTCATTGAGGAATATTCCGCAAACTGTGGTTTCATTTTTACTTGTAATTTCAAAAATCGGATTATCTCTCCTCTCCGTTCTCGACTATCTGAAATCGATTTCTCTATAGAAACGTCAGAGCGACCAGCACTTGCAGCACAATTCTTCAAACGTGTACAAACAATTCTTGACCAGGAATCAGTACAGTATGACAAAAAGGTTGTGGCAAAGGTTATCGAAAAACACTTTCCAGACTTCCGTCGTGTACTGACCGAACTACAGTCCTATGCAGCCTCTGGTAATATTGACGAAGGTATCTTTGTTAATATCAAACAGGAATCTATCGACGAACTGTTCCGTTTGCTCAAGGAAAAAGACTTCACCAATATGCGTAAATGGGTTGCCAATAACTCTGATCAGGATATGAATGAAATGTTCCGTCGAATCTATGATGCGGCAACCGACAAGGTTGAATTCCGTAGCCTACCTGGGTTTGTTGTCACTATGGCTGATTATATGTACAAGGCTAATTTTGTGGCTGATCTTGAGGTCAATATGGTTGCCTTCTTAACTGAGGTAATGATTGAAAGTGAGTTCAAATGAGCAAATGGATGAAACGACTTATCGAAAAGCATACTTGTTTCTTCTGTAAGGAAACTGCGGATCGTAAGGACTGTTTTACTATAAATATGGATACACTGGAGGGAAAACATAAGGTCAACATATGCCCAAAGTGTGCTAATGAATTTGACGATATTATGAAGGAATTGGAGATTGTAATTGAAGAACGAAATAACACCATTTGATTTTATTAAGGCGGCATCCGAGACTAAACAGGACCTTATTCACGAAAGTGAAAATCCCGATCTCATCGAAAAACAGTATACGCCATATATTGTAAACCGTGGGTTTGCAAACTTTAATGATACTGTTTTGCATGCTAATGAAATGAACATGCGGTCCCATCTTTTTTCAGATGCTCAATTCCAATACTATCGTGCGGCCCTGCGCAAACGTAAACGCTGGTCCAAATGGCACAAAGCAGATAAGAATAAAGATCTTGATGCAATCCAGAATGTATATTCGTGTAATCGAACAGTTGCTAAACTTTATTTAAAGGCTCTATCTCCAGAGCAACTTGCCACTGTTCATGAAAAATTAGTAACTGGAGGTACTTCGAAATGATATATCTTACAGTTTGTCGCCAATAATAACTATAATAAAAAAGGTGAAAATATTATGCAAGAGGAAGATATTTTTAAGGGTGTAGGTGTAGAGGTAAGGCTACCAACTCAAGATAGTTTTTTAAAAATTAAAGAAACACTAACAAGAATTGGAATTTCGTCTCGGAAAGAACGTAAACTTTACCAGTCGTGTCATATTCTACACAAAAAAGGCAGATATGCAATTCTTCATTTTAAGGAATTGTTCATTCTGGATGGTAAACAAAATACGTTTACAGATGAGGATAGAGCTCGAAGAAATACGATTGTAAATCTTTTGGATGAGTGGGATCTACTAGAGCTGGTAGACCAAAAATCAACTGAAGATCCAGTCGCGCCACTCAATCAAATTAAAATTATTTCTTTTAAAGAGAAAAACAACTGGGACCTTGAAGTCAAATATAATATTGGGAAAAAATAAATTATGTTGAAAATCTATGTTATGAATGAAAATGCAGAAATGCCCTCTTTTGCTACGGAGGGCTCTGCATGTTTTGATATTAAAGCATGTATCCAACTCGGTACAGAGGTCACATCCTATAACACATGGAATAAAAAAACAAAGGTTATTCCTAAAGTTATTGCAGGTGTTCCGTCAATTCAGATCACTCCAGGAGACCGAGTATTGGTTCCGACTGGTCTAATTTTTGACATCCCAGAAAAACATGTTTTAAAACTGTATAATAGGTCGAGCACAGGTTTGAAAAAAGGCCTGATGCTTCCTAATAGTGTCGGCATTATTGATAGTGATTATGTAGAGCAATCGTTTATAATGCTACAAAATATGTCTGAAAGTCTTGTCGTAATCCAACACGGTGAGCGACTTGCACAGGCAATGTTGGAACCAGTATATGATTATTCATTGATGGTTTCTGAGGAAAAACCTCAACAAAAAACGTCGAGAGACGGAGGCTTCGGTAGTACCGGAGATAAATAAATGTGGTCCTAGGGGTTGACATTGTCAATCCTAGGTACTATATTAACTAAAGGAACGCCTTACGGGTTCCGCTTCAAAATAATCTTGCTTAATTAAAAAGGAGATAGCAAAATGAATACACGTAGACTAACTACAGAACTTCTGAACGATCCGTTCTTTATTGGCTTTGACCGCGTACTTGATCGAATGAGAGACGCAACACCAGGCCAAACAAATTACCCTCCTTATAACATCGTAAAAGTTGACGAAGACAACTATGCCATTGAGTTGGCTGTTGCCGGGTTCAACAAGAATGAGCTCACTATTGAGCTTAAAGAAGGTGTTCTCTATATTGAGGGCAAAAAGAGCCATGATGATGTTGACGAATCAACTCAATATCTTCATAAAGGTATTTCGGCTCGTTCGTTCCGTCGCAGCTTCACACTTTCTGATACGATCGTTGTGAGAGGTGCCGACTTTAATGATGGTATTTTGAAGATTAATCTTGAAAATGTAATCCCTGAGGAAAAGAAACCTAGGGTCATTGAAATCGGTGGTGGTTCAACATTTGATCAAGAACTACTAACCGAATAAATTTTATTATTATGAAGAACAGTAGGAGGTCGTTCAGGCCTCCTATTTTATTTCACAACACACAGGAGACAAATATGAAAAACCTATGCGTACCAAATGTTACTTTTAAAACACGAGTTCGTGATGACAGTATTGATGGACCAAATCCTTTCCGTTGGCAGGATGTAACAACCAAAGACTATTTTGATGGTAAAAGAGTCCTAGTATTTTCACTTCCAGGTGCATTTACTCCAACATGTTCCACATATCAAGTTCCAGGTTTTGAAGAAAACTATAACAAGATTCGTGATCTTGGTATTGATGAAATTTACTGTGTATCAGTAAACGATTCGTTTGTAATGAATAAGTGGGCAAAGGACCAATGTGTCGAGCGGATTAAAATGATCCCAGATGGCAATGGCCAATTTACCCGCCAGATGGGAATGCTTGTCGAAAAGGAAAATCTTGGTTTCGGTGCTCGTTCTTGGCGTTATGCAATGATTGTCAATAATGGTGTCGTAGAAGAATGGTTCGAAGAACCAGGTCGCCGTGATAATGCTGATGATGATCCATATGGTGTTACATCACCTGAATCTGTTCTTGCTTATTTGCAAAGTGACCAGGTAGATTTGGTAAAGGAAAAAGAGCTAGAAGTAGCTTAATATCATATTTTAAAAGAGGGCTTCGGCCCTCTTTTTGTTTAAATAGTGTTCATATATTCTGATTGGTGAATTTGAGGAATATAATAATTTCCTGTTAATTTTTTGTTAAAATCACCTTTTCCTCAATTTTTTCTTATATATAATTTCCGGATAGGCATGATACTATCCATATTCCCCCAAATTATATTTTAAGGAGCTTTTATGAAAAAGTTTATTGCGCTGTTTTGTGTTTTGTTTGCCCTTCCTGCTTCTGCTGAAATCTTTTCCTATACTGCAAAAGTAAAAGAACTAGAAGATGGTGAAGTCCGTTATTGTGCAAGAGTTCAAGTTGCTACCGTAGGCCATACCTATATCAATCGTACAAAGTGTCGTACACTTGATTCTTGGAAAGCAATGGGTTACAAGGTAAGTACTGTGGATGGTGAGCCATTGTGAAATTTACAATGTTAATTACTACCGGTATGCTTATCGGTACCACATTAGCAGAAGGTGAGGATCTGCCTCGGTGTAGATTCTCTCCCATTCCAGAAGCCGAGGAAGAAGTAATATACCGACATCATATACCAATTGAGTGTATATATTCGGATTCCGAATACCAGGTTTATTAATATTGTATACCTTAGTTGACACCTTGCTGTATAAATAATTTCGTAAAAGGGTTAAACCAAAGTATAATACTTTGGACCGGATCACATCATATCATACACAAGGAGTAAAACGAAATGACTATTTCAACAATAGCGGGTGTCAACTTCCCCGTGTTCAATATACCATCTTTTTTCTCTCGTCTTGCCTTTAAATATAAAGCATGGAGAGCAGCAAAGGAAACCGTCAAAGAACTATCCTCACTATCTGACAGAGAACTAGCAGATATTGGACTTCATCGTGGTGCAATTAAAGGTATTGCTCAGGAACATTATGATGAAATTGTTACCAATGCTAATCTAAAGGGGTGGGTGTAATGGCTGTAGCATATAGACAACCCACTTTTAAAAATCCATTGCCAGCAATGTTTAACCGTATTTTTACAGGAATGATTAATGCGTGTGAACGCGCAGGTCGTGCTCGTGCTGCTTCTGAACTTGCCAAAATGGGAAGATACGAAGACGCAAAAAGAATTATGCTGGAGGCAAACCGTGACTGATCAAATTAAAGCTATTTTTAATGCTGCAATTTTGGTGTCAATAATTTTTGGAACACTTGTGGCATTTATTGGATTGTCACTTACACAATACACAATTTAATTGTTGACTTATAAATAAAATAGTGATATATTATAATCACGCCAACACACAACACAGGAGGAAGATGATGATGGCCAATAAAAATCCGTTTGAAATTCGTGCAGAAATGCTCACACTAGCAAAAGACTACATGGATCAGCAATATTATATGAATAAAGAATTTGCTGAGAAGATGTTCGAAGCTGGACAGAAAACAATGGAAGAAGTGCAAGAGGCTTGCAAAATGTATTCCGTTGAGGATCTAATGGAAAAGGCAAAGGAAATGTATTCCTTTGTGTCCAAAAAAGACTAAAACTAAGGGACCTTCGGGTCCCTTTTTAGTTTACACCACCTGGTAACATAGGACCAGAGCTACCACCAGCCGTATTTAGTAATGTAGTATTTTGCATTACACTACCACCCTGTACAACATTTGAAACTGTAGGTGCGACTGTAGGTGCGTTATTAATGACTATAGGGGTTTGATTACCCGCAGCACTTTCCACTCTTCTAATAATATTTTCAACACCTGAAATTCTAGGTTCAAATTTTTGATCAAAGAAGGCGGACAGTAATTGACCAGCTGGAGTATCTTCTGGAACAACAGCCTCTCTTCCATGAAGTACCGCAACAGTACCTTGGCCGAAATCTTGGAATCCTCTGGACCCTCTCATAAATGATGGAATATCATTTTCGGACTGATCTAGAGCAATTGATCTTGCAGTATTGAGATCTCTAGAAGTAAATTCTATACCACCAATATTAATTTTACCATGTCTACTAAGTTTTCTGGTTTGTCCTTTTGTTAATTTACCACCTGACTGTAAGAATTCGGCCATACCACCTTCATACTCAACTCCAGCAATATTTAAACCCTGTGTAACTCTATATAATTGATCTTGCATTGCTTGTTCTGGATCTTCACCTGCAATTGCTCTTACAATAGCAACACCAAGTGCTTCAGGTGTTAAGAAACCACCAGCAATTGCCCCAGCAGCACCACCAATTAACATTCCCCAAGGCCCGGCAAAGGATCCTGCTAACGCACCCAAAGCACCAGCACCTAAACTACCAACCAAAGGCCCTACGATTGCTCCTGCTGCAGCTATCTTCATATCATGTGACATAGAATCATCAGCAAAAATTATATAAATTCTATATGCATCATATACACTAAATGCAATTCCAACAATTGCAAATGCTTTTACAAGACCTTTAAATATTTTAGAATATTTTGGATCCAGAGAATTTTCAAGTGCCTTCAGGGCAGCTTCATCGGAAGCAAAAGTACCGCCTTGTGCATTTCTTAATTGCACTTTACCATCTTTTGTCGTTGTGGTAGTAAACTGTGATAATTTACCAGCATCCATTCTTAATTCTGATTTACTAATATCAATACCACCAGTTGAAGTCACAGTGCCAGTCGAGCGTCTTGTTTCAGGTTCTGGGGTTCCTGGTGGCGGTGTATCAGCTGTAGGTGTTTTTGTTGTTGTTGGTGTTGTAGTAGGAGTCGTTTTGGGCTTAGCCGGATCAAATTCATTCATTCTTTTAGCAAGATCGTCAGATGATTGCATAAGGTTTCTAAATGATTTATTTAAATTTCTTTGTGAGTTAGGAGCAAACCTCTGGTATAATTCGTTTAAGGCTACTTTAAGTGCAAACGCTGAGGTGACTAGGCCAATTGCTATCTTATCCCAATTATCTTTAAACCACTGTGCTGAAGGCATCATATTGTCAAAGGCGGTTTTGAATTCTTTTAATGTATTATTAAGCTCACCTAAAGTAGTCTTTAAATTTGCAATTTCGGTCTTCATTTCTTGCATAGTTTCTGTAATCTTTAATTGGCCTCCTTCAGCAAAGTCTTTTGCCATTTTGCCAACAGAATCTTCAAACTTTGAAAATGCACCATCATATTTTTCATCAATATACCCTTTAGCAAGATTATATAATGCAAACCCACCAGTGCTTAAAATAAACAGATCTTTTAAATTACCAAGAATACCACCTTCCATCAAGGCACTCATAACACAGCCAGTCTTTTTAGCTGAATCTGCTCTATCAGTCTGTGCAGCTGTAGGAGCTGTTTTCTTATCATTTTCCTCTGAACGACGGTCTAGTTCGGCTAGGTCATCGGCTCTACGTCTTGCCTCAGCCGCTTCCTTTGCAATACCTGCCTGTTCTCTTAAGATGTCCGTCTGAAACATCATTTCATTTTTGATATTTTGAAATAAAGGCTCAAATTTATCCAATTTAATATTGACTTCTCTTATTGAGTGGTCACTCTTAAATCTGGTGAGCTCACCATCCTTTTTTAGTCTATCAATAATGGCCTGAGTTTCGTCCGACAATTTAGCCATGTTTAGTTACCTTCGTTCTGTTTTTCAATATAATTAATTAACATTTGGAAATACAAGTCTCTTTCATAGGGCATCAGATTTTCAATATCACTTATTGAGTATTTATGGTGCTGAGCCAAAGCGAACGTCATCTGATAATATTCACCTAGCGTGATATGACTCAGCACTAGATAAAAAAAGTCTTCATACCCTCCATTACGAATGTTTTCTCTTTCCCATCCTTATTTGTATATTTCATTTCCTGTCTTAGCCGTGGCATGGTTGTGAAGAAATTTTGGACTCCTCGTATCACCTCTGGTGACATGTTATCCATAAATTCATCAATTTGTTCAGGCGAGTAGTCCTTAAAATCGTGAACCTCATCCTCCGATGCAACTTTATCCAAACATGATGTCATAACAAAATAATTAACCAAAGGATCATCACTGTCATATTCTGAAATGTTAATAAATTCATCAATCGTTGGATATTTTAGAAATAGAGTCCAATCATCATTGATTTTAATTTTATTACTGTGTTCCGGATTTCTGTTTAGTTCTAGCTCATCAATATCAAATTCTAATTCAACCGTCTCATTTGTATCTGGATCTTTTACGGCAAATGAAAGTGTATTGTTAACTGATCTTGCCCGCAACAAAAGAAGGATATACTCCAAATCGAACATAGCCAATTCTGATACGTCAATATCATAAATACAATTATTCAGTACCTGTTTAGTTGCTAAAATTTCCTGTGTTGGATCTTCGGATTCCTGAGCAACCAAAAGAATTTTTTCTTCCTTTACAGTAAATCCTCTGTATTTTATCTTTCTGCCATCCGAAGGTAGTGATACCTCAAATAGCGGAAGATCAATTTTAGGTAATCCCATACTATAATCTCCTATAATTTAGCCAAGCGTATTTGCCATCCTATTAAATGAGTTTCTAACTCTGTATATTCTATTCACTGCATCCTGTACGGAGTCAAATTTTGTTCCTTGTTTTACGGTTTGTTGGACCGTACCTACAAATCCTGCGATTGCACCAAGTGCATCTAAGAAACCAGCACCTCTACCGAGGCCTGATAATGGATTACCAAGTTCCTCACCGGCATAGACAATCTGTTCATATGCAAATGAAACTGGTAACGTTACATATGAATAGTTTGT